AAGTTTTGGAAGATTTCCAACTTCTTCTCGTCAAGTTGACCTTGATCTACTAATTTATTTATAGTTTTTTGGGTCTCCTCAATGACTTCCTCCACTGCCTTTGGTGGCTCAGCAGCTGCAATCGCAGGGTGAGTCATAGTTTTTTCTATGATTGTAACCTCTGATTGCTTTGCCTTTAGGATTCCAGCCTCCCAAACCCAATCAACTCCCTCCATAATACCATTCACAAATGCGTCTGGTGCTGAAGGATCTGCAACTATGTCAGCTGCAGTTGCAAGCATGAAGTCTTCACCGACAACTTTATAGCCTTCGCTAGTGTCTTTAAGACTTCCCATACCTCTCGATGATACTCCAAGAGTTACACCGTCATCTAATAATGACTGTGCAATTTTACCCATAGGTGTATTGAGAAGTTGTGCTTTACCTACAAAATTAGTTCCTTCTTTATGAAGGTCTACAATTTTGTGTGAAACTCTGTCTAAGTTAACAGTAGGACCTTCTGGGTGTCCCAACTCACCAAGAGCACGACCTTTTCCAACAAATGCTTCGTTGTATCTGTTGACCTCTTTCTCAAGAGTTTCCACAGGATAAAAACGTCCATTTCTGTTCTTGAGATTTCCTTGTAAAAAGATACCTTCAATGAACATATTCTTCTTGCCGTCTTTTTCTTCGACAAGAACCTTGGCGGTTTCGATCTCTTCTGTGATGAGTTTCATTAGTTAAGCCTCAGGTTGTTCTTCTTCTACTTCATCATCTACAGGATCTGCCTCAGCGACAGGTGCTTCAACTTCTGCTGTATCCTCAACAGAACTAGGTGTGCCATCAGCTGGCTCAGTCTCTACCTCTTCCTCATCTTGAAGATAGGGATTAGGTCCACCGAACATATCGGCAGTCACCGCAGGCTTAACGAGATCAATGTTCTCCGCAGCCTTGTTGTATAAGATCTCTTTGATCTTATCATGTATCTCAGTTGCAGATCCATCCTCGCCAGATGCGATCATGTCAAGTAAATCATTATCCATAAATTTGTTAATATAGAATTAGACTAGTATTATTTATATTTCTCCACCTTCTGGCATTTCTGGTGCTTCTGTAGCACTACCATCCATCTCTGGGTCTTGTGGCATTTGACCCATATTTGGATCTAATTTACCACCAGGCATTTGTTCTGGATGAACACCCATTTGTAATTGTTGAACTTCCATAGGATCTGCAAGTTTACCATCTTTGATTTCTTTAGCCATTTGCTTATCAATCTCCATGATCTCTTCATCCTTTTGCTTGAGAATATGTCTACGAACATAATCGAGTGAGAAGTATTTACCAACGTAAGGATCAACAGCAGCAACAACGCCTAGTCTTTCGTTTAGTAATTCTGTTTCTTTGAGTTCTGCAAAGTGATTATCGTATACAAAATCATATTGTATGTGGTCTGATAATATCTCCCAATCCTCTGGTGTAACGATATTCTTGAGAATCAATTGAGTCTTCAATAAATCATTGAATAGATGAGAAAATCTCTTTCTCATTCTACCAACAAACTTAGTGAACTTGATCTCATCTCTTAGTATCTCAGATGATCTACCTAAGTTGAATCCTTCTCCCGATCCAGCTATACGAGATTCTGGAACTCCAAGTGATCTGTATAGTTTCTTCTGGAAGTATTCTATATCAGATAGTTCACCTAGATTTTGTCCACCAGGCAATGTGGTGATCTCAGTTCCTCTACCACCTTCTCTTCTAGGTAGCCAGAAATCTTCAAGCATACTCATATGCTTTCTATCATCACGAATTTCACCAGTGCTTGCGTCATAAACAAGTTTGTTTCTATAACGGTTCATCACCTCTTTGAGGTATTGTTCCGCTTTGATCTTCGGTAAATTACCGACATCAATGTAGAATATTCTTCTTTCTGGAGCACGAGAAAGTCTGTATATTACTAAACTATCTTCAATCATTCTAAGTTGATTGAGTGCCTTGATTGACTTATGTAAGTAAGAAAGAATAGTTTGTTTGTTTCTGTCAACCAAACCTGAGTGGCAGAATGTAACAGCATCAGGTGCAATCTTTACTGGTCTTTGTTTAGTAGAGAATGGAGTTTGACCAATAGCACCTAGAGCATTTTTACCTTGAGTTGCAGCTGGATCATATTGATAATACTCTTCTATCTCAGGGGTTTCTATATCTGTTGGTTGTCTTGCATTTAATTGTTTGATTGCTCCATTTAATGTAGCATCTGTTTTTAATTTTCTTACCAGTTTGATTTTTAGTGGGTCAATATATCTAACTTCTTTGATTCCCTCTTCTGGTTTTTTGACATCAATTACCTTATGGTAATAAATTCTACCATCAATATACCAGTTTCTAAGAATTTCATGACACTTATTATCAAAGTTCATGATTTCTTTTATTCTTTTAAACTCTTCTCTAATTAATTCTTTTAGCTTCGCAGATGCTGGAAGATTCTCCAAATCAAGTTCGACAGGAGAATCATTCTGGTCTGAAACTATTGCTTCATTTATTATATCTTCAATGGCAGAATCCACTTCTGGATGCAATGCCATCTCTCTATATCTTTTTATTAACTCAAACTCTGACTTAAATACGCCGTCAATATCAACATACTGCCCATAGAATCCACTCGAAACATAATAGTCCGATGAATCCTCGTTAGACTGAGGTACAGGAGAGACGACACCTTTCGATTGATCGTCGTCTTTCTCTATTTTAAAACCAAATAATTTAGCCATTAACTCACTACTACTGGGCTGTCCCAGTTATTTATCTTATATTATAACACAAGTTTTAGATTACGTCTTTACTGTTGTGATGTACTTGCACCAGCTCCAGTTCCGTCAACTGTCTGATTTGTTAATAGTGGATTACTTTCACCATCAAAAACATCCCACCACTGAACTTGTAGATCAACTGTAAACTCTTCGATAGAATCTGTTTGATCGTATGAAAGTTCAATCGCACTAACATTAGTTGGGAATGTACCGTGGAATTTATACTTTCTAAGTATAGGAAGTTTTTGTTGGTTTGTTTGAGAACCACCAAGTCCTTTTGATAAAGGAGCTCTACCGATCTGGTTGACATACATATCAGTCTGATAATCGCCTGGTGTCACTTCTCCAGTTGCGTTATCATGTTTGTTGATAGCGTTCATCCATCTCTCAAAAGCATTTCTGATAAGGAAATCAGTATCGTTGATAACTGTGATTGTCCAAACATCAAATGTTCTATCACCAGCGATCTTAAGATTCCTTCCTCTGAAAGGAACGTCAATTACGTTGATGTTAGATGCAGGGAGGTTTGCAGCCTTAACAAGGAATCTACCCTTTTCTTCTGCATCTTGTTCTCCTAATCCATTGGGGAAGACTAACTCTACCTCGAACAGATTGGGGCGAGCACCACCACCGACGAGCTTCGATTTAAAGTCATCGATGGTTCTTGTGTCTAATCCAGGCGCATTTCTATTTGCCATTTTTTAAAAGTCCTCTTCGGTGTATTTATTAAAGTTAGGCGGAACCTACAACTTCATCAAAGCTGATGCCAGTTCTAGTTGCAACGAATGTTAGTCCGATGAAGTTGATAGAACGTGCAGGCTTCACGAAGATGTCTGCCTTAAAGGTATTTGAATCAATAACATCAGGTGTGTTATTGGTTTCATCACAAATGACCACGAAGTCTGAAATACCTCTCTTAGCCTTAACATCACGAAGATATGGTTCAACGATATTCAAGAAGTTTGTTCTTGTAAGATCATCGTTAAATTCAAATAACTGTGATCTTGCAGCCCTCTCGATAGTTCCTTCAATTGTTAGGAACAATCGACGAACGTTGATTCTGTCAAATGCAGATGCTTCTTTCTGTGCAGTTTTATCACCGAATAGTACGATGCCAGCGCCAGGTGAGAATACCACAGGGTTAATTCTCTTAGGATAAAGAATATCTCTCTGTGCTTGAGATGGGTTGTAAGCAAGTTTAAGTGCATTATTAATTGCACCTCTTTGAGCTCCAGCGGGGGAGAACCAAGGGAATGAATTAATAGATGTTCTTGCCATCAATCCAGCAATGTCTGCATTTAATGGAATATATCTAAAGGTGTTGTTGAATCTGTCAAATGTATATTTGTATCCAGAATCAAATACTCCATAAGAAGTAGACTGTAATGTATCGTAGAAAGCAACAATGTTTGAAGTTTGTGTATCTGAGTTAGTTAAACCAACAACTCCAGCTCTGTATGGTGAAATACATGCAACACAATCTTTTCTAGTTGATGCAATACTTAGTAGTTTGTTTGCCTTAGCTTGTGCCTCGTAGATTGAATCTCCACTTGAAGGACCTTGGATAAGGAAGTTAATTGAATACTCAGCGGGGTTATCTAGAACAGTGTATGACTTGATAACTTCTCCGAGTGAACAAACATATCTACCAGTTCCACCGTAATCGTTTCCATTTGATAAGGAGAAGATCTTAGGACCAGAACCGTTGAATGTAACACCCTGAGTTTCTTGTGACCAAACACCAGTTGAGTCGATTGTGTAACCACTTAGCATTGTGTGTTTTAGACCAATACCAGTTTGTGCAGCACCAACAAATACATTGTTAGAGAACTGTGCAATGTAGTCTTTGTAGTAGATGTTTGTAGATGGAGATACCTTAGCGTCTGTTGCCTTTGATAATCCTACCCACTTCTCTAAAACGTTTCCAGATGTACCAGTTACTTTACCTGTGTCATCTACAACTACAAGGTGCATCTCATCATATCTGGAACTTCTACCCTTAGCATACTCAGATGTAGAAGGACGATCTGCAATCTGACTCCAGAAAACTGTACTGTTTGTAAGTCCTAGAGTTTGATGATTGTACCAGTCAGTAATAGTGTTACCTTCTCTTAGGTAGATTCCACTATCAACACCAGACTTAACAATGAACGCTGTGTTTGCAAATGCAACAGTTGCCTGAGTGTCCATAATGACGTTAGAAAGACCACCAGTTGTTGCGTAAGAAACAATAGTACCAGAGTAAGTTCCGTTAAGAGACTTGATAGTATCGCCAGGTGCAGACTTAAGTGTGTTAAAGTCAGGTCCGAATGAGATAGTTGTAGAACCAAGACCTATTTCAGCTTGGAATCTAGTTCTTTCAACTGATACTGAGTTACCACTTGTATTGAAGATCTTCAAACGGTTGGGGTGGTTTACATAGATGTCAGATGAGAAGTTGTCATTGTAAATGTTTATGTCATATCCTTGGAAAGATGCAGTGTCTGATCCCTCTTCGTAATCAACAGCACTCCAAACATCATTAGTTACGTCGTGTTTTGCGACAATCTTAACATCAACTGATCCTTCGTTAACGCCAGTAATAATTCCTTTAAGATAGCCTGTTTCGATACCAACAGTACCATCATTATTTGCAACACTAGTTGAGAATCCAGCAGTAACTGCAAATCCAACATTAAGTCCATCAGTACCGATTGCAATTCTTTGGTCTGCGATAGAGTCAATGGTGCAAACTTTAAGATCGTTAGCCCAAGAGCCAGGTGATCTTGCAGCATATAAGAACTCTTGTGCAAGATTGTTGAAGTTATTATAATAATCTTCCTGTGACTTAACAGATAGATTAGTAATTGCAACACCCACAGGTGCGTTAGCATTGGATAGCATGTCATTGCCACTTCTCAATACTCTCAACACTCCACCGTATGATAGGAATGAAGATGCAGACATCCAATACTCGTACTGTCCATCAGCAGAGTATGGTTTACCAAACGTTGCAAGTAAGTCGGCCTCTGTTTCGATTAAGACTGGTTCATTGACAGGTCCTTTTCCAAAAGGTCCTGCAATAGCTCCAACCTGATCGTTGATACCGTCTATTCTTCCTACGGTTAGGTCTACCTCTCTTACCTTAACGCCTGGAGATACTAGATTAAGCGCCATGTTAGTGTTCCTCGAAGATCTCAGTTGTTTTCTCTGTTATTATTTAGAAATTGCTACTTTTTCACTGGGGAAACGATACATGAACCCTCTACCAATCAGGGTATATGTCTGGCTTATCTCTTCTCCTTTTCTTTTTTACTCTGTCAATGGTGCATGTCTTACATTCATATGAATATGAGGAAGGTTTCTCTCCTCTATTCTTCCTAGACAGATAGAATCCCTCTGTCAGTGGGTAAGTTTTGCCACATACCCTACATTTTCTCTCATGCAGAAACAGAACTGGATCATCTAATTCCATTACTCTACTTGAATTACGCCTACTATCTCTGGAAACTTCATGGTGAGATGTCTTTCTATGCCCATCTTTAATGTCTGTGAACTCATAGCACATGTAGAACAAGCACCATGTAATCTTACTTTTACTATTGCAGCTTCCTCTCCTTCCCTTACACCATAATACATTCTCATATTCTCTTCTAAATTATAATCAATCTCCACAAACTCTAAGTATCCACCATCTGCCTCAATGTATGGTCTTAGATCGTTCAGTGATTCATTTACTTCTGTTGGACTAATCATAAGTAATCCCACATGAAAGAACGATCACCATATTCATCAACATGCCATCTATCACCTTCTTTGTCTACGAATGAAGTTTCCTCAGATACACCATCCTGTATGAAACCAAATGGAGCCATGTCTGCTTCTATTTGATCTCTCTGATCATCATACACTCTCT